ATTATTAATTTAATATTTTCTCCCCCCAAATATATAATTTCTTGCATAAGTAAATCCATAGCCAAAGATGAATTACTAACAAAGTCTTGTTGACGTTTCTGTCCTACTAGAATACAACCCCTTGAATCTTCTGCTTTATTGCCCTTATGGAATAGTATATAGTCTCTATTAGGAACATCTTGTACTAATAAGTGTAAATAGTCTCTTGTACCACTTTCTCTAGGGTATCTAAGTCTAACATTATAAACACCAATAGGAATACTAGAAATACGTCTTTGATTATCTTTATAAGGCAATTCAAGAGTATCACAGAACATTTCTCCATCAACGTACAACTTGCCAATTATAGACTTCTTTGAAAAAGTATCTCTAATTAAAACTAGACTAACGCCCTTGTCCTCTGTAAGTGTTTTTGTCTTGCTTTGAGTGTCTACCCTTTCTTTTTCTTCTAATGCTCTTAGAAGTGCTTGAAATAACTTTACGAGCCATTTATTTATTATCTTCAAATTTAAAAAATTTATATATTGTATATGCTATTGAAAGTATCAATGCAACAAAACTTAATATTTCGTTTGCACTAGCTAAAGTAAAGCCAATAGCTGAACCATTAGCTAATCCTACTTGTATTGTGTCTTTGAGGTCGTTCATTCTTATTATTTTTTGGCTTACTCTCTAAGTAGGATTTCAGCTTAGTTACATTAATTGTTTTTGGTTTATAGTGTTTCTTCATTATGAATAGTCAGATGCGTTTAAAAAGTTTCTTAAAGTAAGTCTAGTTCCCTGCTGTCTAGGTCTTTCTAGGTTCATTCCATTATAGTACGCATTTTGGTCAGGATTAACATCTGCACCTGTGTTCGTATTGTACTCAGGAAAGCTAGAAGTATTATTACAAATATAATCTATAAGTCTTTCTGTATAGTATTGAGCAGTATTAGATACTTCTTCTCTTAAACTTTGACTTTCTTCTGTACTAAGTGCATTTCCAGTCTCAGATGTTTTAGAATAAATATTGCCATTTTCTATCTTAAAACGTAAAAAAGGCACTGCGTGGTAAAATGCCCAATTTGGTAGCATATCTCCAATGTAATCATCTAACAAAGTCTTGTAAGCTTCATTTCCTACATCACCTATTGTTCCTAATGTTATTAATTCTTTTAACTTTTCTGTAAGTTGTGTTCCTAACTTTGGCTCTACGTAAAGCTTTTGTGCCTGACGTACATACGGCAATAATAAGTTAGGGTCAACATTTAGATTGATTGCAGTTGAGTCCTTAAGTTTTTCTTCTGATATAAATAATACGTATGCCATGCTTATCTAGGTTTTAAAAATCCGTTATTCTTCATTCTCTTTGGTGGTCTTGCTACTAAGTTGTCATTCTTTTCTGCTGTAAAACCTTCTGACCTAGCTTTAGTGTAAGATATTAATTGACTAGATGATATATCACTTTTAGCTCCTCTTAAAGAAGTCTTGTAAATCTGACGCAACCAAAAATGGTGACAGTTACCTCCGCCTTTGTAAAGCCAGCAACTATAAGTATCTGCTCCACGAGGTCCCCACCCTGGATTAACTGCTCTATTTCCCATTTGTAAAATATCTTCTTTTCGGTATATCTTTTTAGCCGACATCATTTGTCTGCAAAAATCTCTTGTTTCCCCTTCTTGTTTTAGGAAATTATCTTTAGTGTAAACATATCTAACCTTATAAAATTCATTATCAGATTTATTTGTACCATCTTGACTACTTCTAGCATTCGGTCTAGCTGTTCCTGTTGATGCTAATTCTAATTTTTCATTAGCAATTTCATTCAATACTTGCTCAAAGTTAAAGTCTTGGTGCTCTCCATCTACTACTTCTTCCTCTACTAATTCCCATTCTTCAGGCATATCTTCACCAAATTCTTCAATAAAAGATTCAAGCTCAGTCTTTTCTGTTTTAGCTAGTTTTACATCTTGCTCAACAGTTTCTTCGTCATCTGCTAAAGGTGCTAATCCTATATCTTCTCTAATCTCATCTTGTGTCATTACTTCTCTGATAGTTTTAGAATCAAATTGTACCGTAATAGGTTTTAACTGTACAAATTCAACTTCTAAATCCATATTATTTACAGAGAATATAGTCTGTAAAGTATTTAAGATATTTAATTGAAATGGTCGTATTACAGTATTTATGTAAAAATTAGATGCGTTTATAAGCTCATCTGTATTGCTTGAGAACCCATTTGTACTGTCAATACCCATAAGTGTCTTAGAAGTCACCCTATGAGCTGTGAGGATATTCTGAACGAGTAGTTCTTGTAATGCTAAATATTGCTTATCTGCATCTGATACACTTATTGGTGTAATCTCAGGAGTTCTAGTTTTATCGTCTGAAAATGTTAAAATGAACTTGCCGCTATTTTTAGCACCAACGAATTTGTCAGTAAGACTACGTTCTATTTGGAATCTTTCTTCTTGCGTTGGTATGCCATTAGCAAAGGATATAAAATAAGAACCGCTGAAGCCGTTTTCTATATTGTTTAGATGAAACTCTGCAACTCTTTGGTCTACTAATGCCCAATTACAACCTGCAATGTAATCAGGTGTATGGTATATGTCCATATTAGGAGAATAAGCTCCTGTGTATAATAACTGACTACCTGCTGTTCTATCGTTTACATTAAATGCTGATATTGGATATGGTTTATGTGTTCTAGTATTACTCCAATCAGCACTTATAAAGTAAGTATCTACTTGTCCTAGTTCATTTGGTCTACCTGCCCTTACCCTTTCAACTGGTACGTGATACAGTTCAGCTATTTCTGTACGTTCTCTATTCCATACACAATGTATAGCATAAGCACCCTGAAGCTTAAAATCAAAAGCTATCTTTTTTATTACTTGATGTAATGACTCTTTGCTATTTGCATTTCTTAAAAATTTCTTAAGTCTAACATAAGCATCTAAATTATAATCTTCTTCATTACAAATTAAATCTTCACCTGCTATCATTTCAGCTGTTGCATTTACAATCGCTGCATGAGTTGAACTATTATAGTATAAGTCTATTAAGAATTGAGGATAAAGGTTTTTCCAATCTTCTGTTCCGTATTCTATGTAGTCTTTACCTCTAACCTCTGTGACAACAGGAGCTGTTTGAGTTTCTAAATTTATACTTAAGATATTATCTTTCATTTTATTTGTTTTATATTTCTTCTAATTCATCAGGGTCAACATCAATACCATCTGCATTTTTTTCATATCCTAAAAACGAATGTACGCAATCTGTTGGAAACACCTCATAAGTTCCAAAGTCATACTCTACATTAGTCATTAAGTCATAGAATACTCCAGGATAATATACAGGTGGTGTTATCTCGTGTCCATCTTTGTCATACGTTCCTGGTATCTCTACTATCTGACCTATGTAAACTATTGCTTGAGTACCATTAATGTATAGGTCTTGACTTACTCCTTCTTCAGTTACTACTTTATAAGTACCTTTAGCAAGTAAATCTGCATCTCCTTGTGCTTTGTCTGTGTATTGTAATTTATATATGTTCATATTATGAAGTTAATGCTGCTAGTTGAGTATCTGTTAGTGCTGTGTTATATACTTGTAGTTGTTTTACTTTTGAAGGGAAATTTCCACTCCCAACAGGAAAATCAAATCTTATCTGATTCAAAACATTTGCCCCAAAAATAGTAGCACTTGTATCTACTAATTCTTTTACACCATTAATCCAAAATTCATAATTTTCACTTTTCCATTTAATAGCAAACTTATTAAAAGCAGTTGTATCTGAAATAGTTTTTTCCATTGTGTTTATAGTAACCCCTCCAACTCTTGTTCTACATAAAACTCTATTTGAGGTACTCATAAATCTAAAATAAATATAATCATCAGAAGGTGTAGTACTACTGCTTATTGAAAGGTACCTATTAGTTCCATCATCTGACAAAGCAGCCACCTCTAAAAACAAAACCCCCTCTGTACTATTAATCAAACTACCTATACCATCTCTTGTGAAGATGTCTTTGTTTCTTGTAACTGTACTTCCTGATGTTGGTATGTATGATGTTGCATATGTTGCTTCTTCTGACTGACCTCCCCATACTATAAATTCACTTAATGTTTGTGAAGAATCTCTAAAATCAATATAGAAATGAGTACCGCCTGCTCCTGTTGTTGTACCTGTTAGTTCAAATCTTTGCCATTCTTCAGTAAGTGTAAATAAATTATTTGTATTTAGATTATAAGACATTAATGTAGCAGTACCCGTTCCACTTACTGTTCTTGCATAAATACTTCTTGTAGCAGTAGTTGAACTATCATCAGGCAACCACATAACACTTGAACCAATAGTACCACTTATTTTAGTAGCCCCTAAAGTTCCATCAGGTGCTAATTGACCTGTTGTTAAGGTAGTTCCACTTTGATTATACTGACTAAAGTCCTCACTATAAGTTACAGTATTAGTCCTCTGAGGCTCTGCTAATATATGTGGACAACCTCCTCCTGTGTAGTCTATACGAGGTACGTTATCTCTTGTAACTTCTTTTACTGATATGTTTGAAAAAACAGTAATACCATTACCTCCTGATATAAATGCTA